GAAATATGTTCTAAATTAGAAAAAGATATATTAGTTCTTCAAATGGATGATAACCCAGAAATGCAGGAAGTATATAAAGTAGTTTTCTTTCAATTCTTACCATTACAAAAACTTAATTACAATGAAGTATTTCTTAAATTATTCTATTATTTCATAATTATATTTAGTCCAATATATGGAGCTGTAGCACCATTTATATTTATGTTCGCACCATTCTTTTTTATGAAATATGTATTAAAGTTACCATTATCATTTGATTCTTTCTGGACTATAACAAAAAATATGATTCTTGGAGGTACTGGTATTTTTTCCAATCTTGATAAAATTTTAAATAGTAGTTTTGGTAAAGTTGCTGAAACTATGGTTGGTGGAGGTGAAAGTAATGGTTTTAGTATTAAAAAAATCATCATTTTACTAGTAAAATGGTTTGTAGCTTTTATGAATAGTTCTGCTGGTACATATATATACATAGGCTTTCTCGTAATTACTTATCTTTATGGTATCTATAATAGTGCACAAGTAAGTATTACTTATAATAAAATAATAAATATGTTTCATAGTCGTCTAAATATAATGTCAAAATGGGTAAAAAGTGCTGTAGGTTTTTATAATATGGGTTTGGGTTTAGAATTTCCAGAATTAAAGACAGTAATAGAGCAAATAAAAGTATTAATGACAAATACTACTATCATTAGTTTGTTGAATCATAATACATTCAATAACGAACCTAGTTTATTTTCAAATAAAGGTATTATTATAAAGACTTTTAAAGAGTTTCTAGATATGAAAAAGCTTCTAGAACCATTTAGTAAATATATGGCACATATTGATGTCTGGAGTAGTGTTGGTAAATGGTTAAAAGAAGGTGAATCTAGAAGTATTTGTAATTTTATAACTGAAAGCGATATACCTATAGTAAAAGGTTCTGATGTATGGAATATATGTTGTAAAGTACCAGTTTATAATGACGTATTACTAGGATGCTCTGAACCCATTTCAAGTTTACCTGTAAAGGTAACTGGGGATAATATTGATAATATTAATAATAAATCTAATTTTTCGAATCTTTTAATAACTGGGCCCAATGGTTCAGGTAAATCGACCTATATTAAATCGGTAATTGAGTGTATTTTATTAGGTCAAACTGTCGGAGTTGTTCCTGCAAAAGAATTTTCTTTTACTCCATTTACAAATATTGCTACATATTTGAATATTCCAGACTGTCAAGGTAAAGAAAGTTTATTCCAAGCTGAAATGAATCGATGTTATCAACAATTACAAGTATTAAATGATGCCGAGAAAAAGGGCGAGTTTAGTTTTAATATTATGGATGAGATATTTGTTTCAACTAATTATCAAGAAGGTATGAGTGGAGCATACGCTATTATTAAGAATATGTGTAAAATGAGTAAATGTATAAATATTATTACTACACATTTTGATGTTATGGCGGGTATGGATGAAATCAGTGTATCTAAGAAATACTTTGATATTGAAATAGATGAAAATGATAATATTAAAGGTGATTATAAAATAAGAGATGGTGTTAGTAAAAAACATATGGCTCTGAAACTATTGAAAAAGAAGGGATTTGATGCTTCTATTATAGAAGATGCAGAATTTATGTACGGCTTTTTAGAAAAGCAGGATTTAAGAAAGCAGGATTTAGGAAAGCAGGATTTAGGAAAGCAGGATTTAGAAAATCCCGCGCGCAAACAGCAGGATATAAGTAATAGCCGTGTAAAAAATTTAGAAGAAAATGAGATTGAAGAAGAAGTCATTCTAGAAGAAGTTATAGATAAAGTTATTCTAGAAGATAATAAAATTGGAGAAGTTAAAGAAGAAGTTATAGATAAAGTTATTCTAGAAGATAATGATAATAAGGAAATAAATGTAATATAAAAAAATATTAATAAATAATAACAAATAGAATAATAAAACATAAAATAACTAAAACATAAAATAACTAAAACATAAAATATAAAACATAAAAATAAATAATAATTTAAAAATGTCACAATATAGACCTTCAGTATTAGTTAATCCAAACTATGCTACTAATGGAATAAGTTCAGATACACGACAAGCAGGTTGGTATCAAGTATTACCTAATTCAAGTAATCTTGCGCTTCGTACAAGTTATTCTAATATTGGTTTGAGTGGTGAAATAAGATTAAATACTAGTGTCTTACCTAATGTTTTTCAAGGTTGTAATGGTTCTGCTTGGGTAGATTTTAATGCTACTCAAGGACCAACTGGACCACCAGGACAAGATTTTACAAATGCTGTAAATTTTAATAATTTAGGCTCTAATACTGCAGTAGGAAGTATAGTTCCTCTAGCATCAATATTTGCTACTACATATTCTAATGTTGCAGCATCAATAAGTAATGTTAATATTAGAAGTTTAGAAGGTGGTTCCTATGAAGTAAATAGTAATTTATCAGTTAATAGTATGGTTTTGAGCCAGAATAGTAATATAATTTCATTGACTTCTCAACCATTACCATATCAATGGAATTTTACAAACACACACAATACTTTATCATACTTAAAAAATTCAACTAGTGATTCACAATATTATGGATGGGGAGAAACTTCTAATTGGATAGTAAAAACAGGAGTTACAGTTACAAAAGGTCAAGCTGTTAGATTGGATAGAGATTCATTAAGTTCTAGTAATATTGTTATTACTCCAATTACATATACAACATTAGTTGGTGTAAATAAATTTAATAGTAATTTTTTTAATATTCTAGGAATTGCTACTCAAAGTGCATTTGGTGATGGAAGTAATACTTGTTCTGTTTGTACTAAAGGAATTACAACTGTATTATGTACAAGTAATATTGCTAGTGGTTTTTTTACATCAACGGAAATACCTTCTGTTGGTATACCAGGTATTGTTGGTAAAGATGGAGGAATCTTTTGTAATGTAAATCAAGAACCAACGGTTGATTATATTAAGGCAGGATATTTTTTAGAAAGTGGTTTAGGATTAGCAAATAATGGAAATTATGTTTTATTTTATGTTGATATTTAGAGTTACAATTATTTTAATTTTTTATTTTATATTTTATATTTTATTTTATTTTATTTTATTTTATTTTTTATTTTATTTTATTTTATTTTATTTTATTTTTATTTTTTATTTTATTTTTTTATTAATTTTTAAAATATATATAATAATATCAAATAATATTAAATTTAAAAAATCTAAAAAATATCTAGATTAAGTATAATATAAATATAAATATAAATTATAAATATTTTATAACTTATAAATATTATAAATCTTATAACTATTATAACTCTTAAAATTATAACTCTTAAAATTAAAAATGAATATTCCTAATCTTGGTAAATATGCAAGTGTTTGTGACCTTCCATACACAACACAGAAAATTAATTATAATCGTGGATATGGTAATATTGTAATACATGAAGTTAAAGGTGATAACTCAGTTACAACTAATATTACTAAATATAATCGTATTGATCCTCTTCAAATGCCATTTGCTATTCACCTTCCTAATGCTATTGCAGGAAATGCATATCAAATGTTTAACCCAGAAACAACTATTGCTTGGGCTGATAAACGTTTTAATGAATAAATAATAAATAATTTTTATATATTTTATAGTTTTTTATATTTTTTTATATTTTTTTATATTTTTTTACATTTTGTATATAAATTAAGTTATTTTTTAGAAATTTTATATTTGTAATTTATAAAGAGATAATAAATATTATAATTAATAATTAATATTAAAATTAATAATTAATAATTTATAAAATATAAAATATGAATAAATCAGGAGCAGAATCAGAATCAGGTTTAGGATCAAATGAAGAAGATGAAATTTCACCAAACATCAAGAAATCAAATAAACCAGTACCAAATGTTCCAGTACCAAATGTTCCAGTACCAAATGTTCCAGTACCAAATGTTCCAGTATCAAATAAACGAGTACCAAATGAACCAGTATCAAATAAACCAATTGTATCATCTAATTATGAACCTAAATTTAGAAATGATAATAAAAAAGAAATAGATAAATTTTATAAAGATGAAAAGATAGTTAACTTTAATAAAAATGTAAATAGTGATGAATTTAATATCAATACAATAAATTTTACTGGTATAGAAGGTAGTGATATAAATTTATTAAAATTATTTAATGAATTTGTAAACCAAATATCTAAGAATAATCCATTAAATGATCAATTAACTGAAAACTCTTCAAGATTAGAATTAAATTATGCTGATACAATTAGAGACCAAATTAATATAGAAAAAAGAAATACTGTAGCTATTTTTAAATATAATTTGTATCTATATAATATTCAAAATTATTTAAAAACATATATTGAAAGCAATACTAATGAAAATGGTTTTAGTAATTCTGATAAGGATAATTCTAATATTTTTTTGAATCATATTAATACAAATATTAAAAAATTACGTAATAAGTTTTCTTTTATTAGTAATTTAATTACAGTTAAAGAAGTTAATAATAATAATAAGAATCCAGATTTACCTAAGATTGATAGTAAATATGAATATATGGAAATGTATATACCAAAATTACTAAATAAATCTTCGGAAGGTGAACCTAATTTAGTTGGAGGAGGAGGTTCTAAATCTATAATGAATATAAAAAATTTAAAAGAATTAAGAACTACACAACAAATTAGAGAAACTTTTATTAATGGATGGGAAAATATATTAAATAATACAAAACGAAATCATTATGGTTTTAATGGTGATATACCAGCTAATATTAATAATAGTAAAAAATTATCTCTTTCTGAAACTGATAATGTAGTAAAAATAAATAAATATATGGATAAATGCAATGATTTACAAGTATTTTATATAAAAAAACATATTGAATTATTTAAAGTTTTTAAAAATATGAAAATATATATAGAATTAAATGTTAAAATTAATGAGATTATAAAAAAATTACTAGACCCAGAAAAATTTAATGTTAATAAAAAAAAAAATGATAAAACACTTACAATACCTAACCCACTTTTAAATTTAAAAGATTTAAAAATACAAATAACTAATGACTTAAGTACTATGGCATCTAAAGAATTAAATAGTGAAAATATTGGTGAAAGAACTTTTGAACTACCTGTTGAAACACCTGTTAAAATAGCAGTTGAAGAAGTTAAACTTAAAAAACCTGTTGAAGAAAATAATATTATAGTAGATAATACTTTTTTTAATGGAGGTTCAAATGAACATAATATAGTTTCTGAAACAAAAACAAAAACTATAAGTAAAAACAATTTTGATGTTATATTACAAAAAAATGGTATTGACCCAAATAATTTTAAAGATAAACAAACAATATATGTTACAATAAAAAAAGGAGATGAAGAGGGTGAAGAGGATGAAGAGAATGAAGATAAAATAATGATGACAAGAAATGATAATGAAAATGATAAAACTAATTACTCATTTAATAATTTATTAGTAAAAGAAGGAGAAGCAGGAGAAGGAGGAGAAGGAATAGAAAAAGTAACTGAAAAAAAAAATAGAATATTTGATAAAATTTCAACAGTAGATTCTTCTAAAATTATAATAGAATTTGTTGATTATACAGTTGATATAAACTCTTATGAAATTTTACAAGCAATTAAAAGAATACAATTAATTAACGATTCGTCATTAAAATCAATAATTGGCGAAGAACTAACAAGTAATAAACCATTAGATAAAATAATAGAAGATTATGAAAAAACTGTTAATGATTATGAAAATGTAAATAAAATAGAAGAAAATAAAACTAATGAAACGTGGAATAATTTTGATATTAATAATAATAAAGCTAATTTTTTTAATATAAATACAATAAATAATGAAAAAATTACTAAAACACAATCAGATGATGTAGATTTTATACAAAAAGTTATTTATAATTGTTATGATTTACAAATATTATATTTAATAAAACATTTAGAAATTATTGAAATGTCAAAAATGGTATTTTATTTTTATGATATGGTAATTAAAAAAATAGGTGTATTATGTTTAATTTTATCATTATATAAAAGATATAAATACAATGTAAAAGATATTATTAAAGAAATAAAACTTACATCAATATTAAAAGAATTGCCTTCAAAATTAACAGCAAGTGCAAAAACTAGTGATACAGTAAAAGGAGAAATGAGCGGTGGTTCTTTAACAAACACAAATTATAAAACCTTATTAGATAAAGCAAAGTCAAAAGCATATGATAAACTTATTGAAAATATGAAAAAAATTAAAGATTTAAAATTTAAAAATAATTACAAACTATCAGAAGAAACACAAATTGCTACTGATGAATTAAAAAAATTAGTACCAATAGAACAAGAACAAAAACAAGAACAAGAACAAGAACAAGAACAAGAACCAGAACAAGAACAACAAAATAATGAAGAACTATATGATGATGATGAAGTTGAAGAAGAAGTAAAAAAAAATGAATATAAACAACCAGAAGTAACACAAGTTTTTAATATATTATTAACTTATTTCAAAAAATTAAAACAAAATTATGACAAAACAGTATCTATTAGTGATGATAACAAAAAATATAATTATATTGATAAATTGTTATTTGAAATATTAAAAAAATATTTATTAGTTATTATGTTGATATCAAGAAATAATGTAAAAGAAAATAATAAAAAATCATTTGATTTATTAAAAAATATATACCATGATATTGAAGAATATAATGTAGATATAGAAATAAGCCTTAGTAATATTAAAAAAAAGCGTTCTTTATATGGACTTCCAAAAATAGGGCAATTTAGTAAAGATGATTTATTACTTGTTGATAAAATGCTTAAAGATTTTCACAAAACATTTAAAGACAATTATAAAAAAGATATAGAAAGGGATTTGGAATTAACTAATAATAATAATAATACTAATACTAATACTGAAAAAAAAAATTTATTTGCTTCTAAATATCCAGAATTCAATAATAGAATATTAAGTATTAAGACAAAAATACAACAACTTACAAAAACAGGATCACCTAATGATAAAATTAATGAAGAAATTAATAATTTATCAAATGTATATAAAGCAATTTTTGGTAATGATAATTTAAATTTAGAATATATAAAAAAAGCTATTGAAGCTAATAAAAAATTTAGTGATAATGATATACCTAATCTTCCTACTTTACAACAAACATCAACTAAAATGAATAAATTAAGCTTTCTACAATTAATTCATAGTATATATTTATCTGAAAACTTATTAAATTTTAAAAATGCATATAAAGAAATCGAATTACTTAAAAATCTTATTGATCAAGTAAATTATAAAGATTCCAAAAATACTATAGAATATAAAGACAATAAATTAATATTTATTACAAAACAAGCTTATGATGAATTGAAAAAATCTTATGATGATTTGAATAATAAAAAGGTTGAGGCTTTAAAACGTGAAGAAGAAAGAATTGCAGCTTTAAAACGTGAAGAAGAACAATTAGCTGCTTTAAAACGTGAAGAAGAAAGAATTGCAGCTTTAAAACGTGAAGAAGAAAGAATTGCTACTTTAAAACGCGAAGAAGAAAGATTGGCTACTTTAAAACGTGAAGAAGAACAATTGGCTACTTTAAAACGCGAAGAAGAACGACTTACTGCTTTAAAACGTGAAGAAGAAAGATTGGCTGCTTTAAAACGTGAAGAAGAAAGATTGGCTACTTTAAAACGCGAAGAAGAACAATTAGCTGCTTTAAAACGCGAAGAAGAAAGATTGGCTACTTTAAAACGTGAAGAAGAACAATTATCTACTTTAAAACGCGAAGAAGCAGAAAGAAAAAGAAAAGAAAGAGTTACTAAAATTTGTGATAAAATTCAAATTCTTATTGATAATTACAATCTTAAAAAAACTAATACATTTATAAATGCTGAATTAGAAAAAGAAAAATTAGATACATCAGAATTTTCAGATTACGAAAATCTAAAAATATTAATGGAAAATTTATTAAAAGAATATAGTGAAGATATATCAAAATGTAAAAATAATGTTAGTGAAGAGAATAATAAATTAATAAATTGTGTAGAAAAATATTATGATAAATTATCAGAAATAATTTTAGGTTCAGCTAGAATATTTATTAATGTTAGAAATGATGATGAAAAACAAGACACAAAATTATTAGATATAAAGAATAATACTTTTAATTTTAATGCAGGAGGAGGATGTAGCGACAAAGATAATGACAAGTTTAATTCAGATACAAAATATGGGCCATTTACAATTGTATATCCAGAAGTTATAAATAAAAATAAATATATTTTTAAATCATTATTTGCAAAAAAAAAACAAGCAAAAGAAGAAACAGAAGAAGAAACAGAAGAAGCAGAAGAAGCAGAAGCAGGAGAAGCAGAAGCAGGAGAAGGAGAAGCAGAAGAAAAAGAAAAAATTGAAAAATATAAATACGGTCCAATTCCAAATCAAAATTTAATGAACACATTAAATAATGGTAAAAGTGTTGTTATATTTGGATTTGGATTTTCAGGTTCTGGTAAAACTTATACTCTTATTGAGGGTACTCCAAATACAGATGAATCTTTACTTATACAATTTATAAAAAAATATAAAAAACGAATAGCATCAATTGAATTTGTAGAAATATATCCAGAAAATAATACTATATATACTGGTAATGATGAGATAATAATTTCAAAAAACTCTGGCGGTATCTTTAATGAAAATACTTATACAAATTTACAATTTAATAAAGATGAAAAATATAATTCTATTTCAGATATTACAGAAGTAAATGTAAATAATACACTTAAAGATATTGAAAACCATAGAATAAAAAAAATGAGAATTTTACCAACACCAAATAATCCTAATAGTAGCCGTAGTTTTTTACAAATTACTATAAAATTAAAAGGAGAAGGAGAAGAAGGACAAAGAGGAGGTCAATTAGTTTTATTTGATATGCCAGGAACAGAAAATACAGTAAATATTAAAGTAATAATGTTAGGTAAAGAAATATTCAATACCGTTAATAGTAGAGTTAATAGTAGTCAAAAAGATAAAGATGAAATTGAAATTAAATCAAAAGATGTTCAAATTAAATCTAATAATGATAAAATACTTGAAGCTTTAAATATTAACCAAAAAGATTTATCTGAAAAATTAATTAAATTAATTAAAATAATTTATGATGAATTATGTAAAATTATATTTAGTAGTCATGCTTTTACAAAAAATAAAGGTTGTAAAGATGATAATTATTATTTTGGATTAGAAGACTCATTAAAACAAAATATTAATAATAATTTTATATTATTTTTTAAACCAATATTTAAAGATTATTTTCATAAATTCAGTAGAATAACTTTTTTAAAAAAATTAGATAAGAATGATAATTCTAATTCTGAGTTAATAATCGCATATAATGTAATATTTAAATATTTTACATTAAATA